ATGATGCTTAGCAAGCCGACGAATGAGCAGATACTGGCCGACATCCGGCGGCGGCTGGATCAAGGCCACACCGTGGCAACCGCAGAACGCGTCAAATCAATTGCTGCACGCTCATCTGACACTGAACTGCTGCGCGGAATGGTTGACGCTCTTGCGGATGCCTTCATCACCCCTAAGCCGAAGAAGATGGGCAGACCAAAGAAGCTCTCTCCCATCTCGGGTGGCGTCATTGATCTTGACGAAATTCCGCCCATGACTCTCAGTGAGAGAAACGAAGCAATCCTTGATTTCGCTCGCACCATGGCTATGGTCTGGAGCATTCACGAAACCAACGCCAAGAAAGGCACGTCCATTCGCATTCTCTGCGAGCGCAACGGTATCGGCGTGGACACCTACTACAAATGGTTCCCCTCCGATTCCTGATAACTCAAAGGTTTCCAGGAACACACCGGAGACTCTAGGTTTCAGCATGCACCCCATCACGTCGCGCAGTGCGACGAGTCGCGAAGGGGTACAAGATGACCAGCAAACTCATGTACAGCCGGCTGGAATTGCCGGCGATCACCGGGCAGAGCCTGTCGAACTGCGACAGGGCCATTGCGTGTGGCGACCTTGCGACGGTATGCGTTGGCCGCAAGCGGTATGCCACCCCCGCAGCCGTGCAGCGGTGGGTGGACTTCCTCGCTTCTGAGAGCAACGCGGGCCGTCCGGTTCGCTATATGGCGCGCGACCTCTCCGAACGCCGCACGCCTGAGCGTGCACAGGCCGAACGCGCCCGCCAGCGCCGGAGGGCCTAAGCCATGATTGAACAACTCTTTCTGCCGCGCGTGGCGGACTTCATGTCGGACCATTGGCCGTCCGCCTCCCACCGCCGCATGTTCATCCTGGGCCAAATCGTCGTGAAGGTATCGGCGATGTTCCAACTGGTGCCGGGCAACGACGCTCCCGATGAGGCAAAGGCCGTGGCCCTGCTGTACCTGGAAGGCATGGAGTCGGGCGACGCCGACACCTACGCGCGTCACGACGCAGAGGCCACGCGCACCTACAACGCATGGCTGGCGCGGAGGGACTTGCATTAATGGACATCCATAACCGCATCCGCATCCTGCTGCCGCACGCACAGGCCGGCGAAATCGCCCGCTGGGTCGAGGGTGGCATCGCCTACGCTGACCGCCTGGACAAGCTGCCCACGCGTGAGCGTGAGGCTGTGGCCACGCTGTTCGCGCTGTATGGGCTGGTGCCGAACGACCACTATCGGCGCATCTACCGGCGCAACATCAACACGCTGTGCCGGCCTTTCTATCCGGGGGTGGACAATGCGCCCGCAGCCTGATCCCCGCGTGATTGACAGCTTGTGCCGTGAGTATCCGAAGGCTAGCCGCGCCGATGTCCTGGCGTGCTGGCACAACGCGTCGCTGCATTGGTTCGATACGCCGCTGGAAGTGCTGGCGGATGAGCCGCGCGAATTGACCGCAGCCCGCGCGTTGTTTGTTCACGGCACCTTGTGCGATGACCCCCAGGAACGCGCCGAGCATTTCCACGGCATGTGGTCCCTGGTGACCATGTACGTTCCGCCTCGCAAGTAACGCCCCAGCATCTCATCCGCGCCCCGACACCTTGGCAGGCTGGACCTTTACGCGGATCACAACAGGGGTACACCTTGAATACGTCATTGGCGACCGTCTCGCGCGCGCCTGTCATTTCTGAAGAAACCGCCGCCGACGTGCGCGAAATCCTGGACTGGATCGCGGCATGCGGCGACAGCGTGGAACTGCACAACGAAGTGATTCCCAGCATCAGGGATCGTGGCCTGCCGCGTGTCTTTCACGGGCAGATCGTGCAGGCCATCGAACACAAGCTGAAGTTCTCCGGCGCGCCTATCTCGCGCGCTGACCTCCGGGCGCTGCTGTTCCCGCCTGCGCTGCCGCGCGCCACCGTCGATCCTGACGCGATGCCTGATTGGGCCAGGCCGTACTGTTTCGTCGCCAACGGCAACCGCTTTTACAACACGGACAACGGCAAGTCGATGGACATGATCGGCTTCCAGGCCATCTATGGCGAGAAGATGCCCGTCAACAGTAACGGCAAGCGCGACAACGCGGCCGAGCGCTGCCTGCACTTTTGGGGCATGCCGAAAGTTGACGAGATTGGCTATCGCCCGGACTGTGGACCGATTTACGAATGGGATGGCGCGAAGTACGCCAACAGCTATTCGCCTACCAGTCTGCCGGCCGTCGCGCCGTTGTACACCCCGCAGGGCTGGGCCGGCATCACCGCATTCCAGGCGCTGCTGTACGACATGTGCGGTCGCCGCGACGACGTTTACTTGAACCTGCTGTACTGGATGGCCCACAACGTGCAGCGCCCTGGCGTGAAGATTCGCTGGTCGCCGATCCTGAAGGGCATCCACGGTGACGGAAAGACGCTGACTGCTGCTGTGCTGCGCGCGGTCATGGGCTACCGCAACGTCAGCACCACCAGCAACAGCAACATTGCCAACAGCGGTGGGTTCACCGATTGGGCGGTTCGCGGCGCGGTCAACGTCATCGAAGAAATCATGTTGACCGGAAAGCTGCGGCACCAGCTTTACAACGCGATGAAGGAATTCATCAGCAACAACATCGTGGACATCAACCCCAAGGGTGCGCGGCCGTATCAGGCGTGGAACTGCACCAATCATTGGGCGAACACCAATCACAACGACGCCCTGCCTCTCGAACCGACCGACCGCCGTTGGTTCGTCATCTTTACGCCTTGGGCGGACATGGCAGGGATGCTCGCCTACTGCGGCTTGGATGCGGCTGGGTGGAAGGCTCGCACGGATGCCATTGACCACGCCAAGAATCACTGCGCTGGTGAACTGCGTGCGTGGTTCCTGAGCTTCCCCATTCCTGACAGCTTCGACATCAACGGCAGCGCCATGATGACGCCGGAGAAGCGCCGCATGATGTCCTCCGGCGAGGATGAGGCCGAGAGCGTTGCCAAAGCCATCATCGCGCAGGGTGCCCACGGCGTGACCGCGCGTGTGTTCTCTAGTGCTCACCTTGCCCGTCTGCTGGAAGCCCGCGCCCGCTTCGACAGCTTCGCCATGCCGCAGGGCAAGGCGCTGCACCACATGTACACGCGCATGGGGTTTAGCAAGCTGGAACGCGACGTGAAGTGGAACTCCACGGCCTGCACCGTGTGGCTGCGCAATGGCGTTGAACTCACCAACGAGGAAATCCGGTCGGAGTTGTCTATCTCCGACCTGAACTCCGACCCGGCGAAACCCATATAGCACAAGGCTTTTCTCGTTAAAGGTCGGAGGTCGGAGATAGAAGTATGTGGTAAAGAAGAAATAGAAGGTTTGAGGTGGTTTGAGGTACGGCCGTGTATGGGTGCTTTTGGCTAAGGCCGGCTGAAACGACCTCCGACCTCCGATCTCCGACCCGCTGGCGTGACCAACGCACATTTCATCAACGTAGGAGGATTCACCAATGACTAGTGGCATTGAAATCTACGGCGCAGACGGATCGCTTCAGATCGGCGTGGACAGCCGTCTGCTGCGCACCCTGACCAGCGTGGTCACGGGAACATCGGACGGGAGCGTGAGCGTTCCTGGTGCCGTGCAGGGAACTGTGGTCGGTGTCGCCACCAACGTTCCCAGCGACGGCGTGACTTCCCAGGTTACCAGCAGCGGCACGACGGTTTCGTGGTCTTTCAGCAGTGCGCCCGCTTCTGATCGTCGCAGTGTTCAACTCAACATATCGGTGTACTGACATGCCCGCCGGAATACAGATCATCAACAGCGCCGGTACCGTCCAGATTGACGAGACGTACCGGAATTTGGCCCTTCGCGAACAAGGCACGCAGGCCGGCCCGCCCGCGGTGCCCGGCACCGGCATGCTGGCCTTCAAGTACAGCGACCTCGGAGGCGCAACGTACAAATGGTGGCGCTTCGACGTTCCCATTCCCAGCGGTGCCACGCATGGCTTGCAGATTTTCAACGCTGCGGGCGAATGCACCTTCGATGCGATGCTGAAGTACGCACGCGTGGTGGACGTGTTCGCCGGGCCGACATCCGGGACCGTCACAAAGAGCTACGCCAGCGGGCGGGAATACGCTGTCATCATGGTCAAGCGCGGCGTGATAGTGGAGCAGCAAGTGCGCAACGATCCTGGCAGCCCTCCCGGCTGGTACAACTACCGCCGCCGCTTCATCCAATCTCGGGCCTACGTTAGCGGCAGCCAGGTCATCGCCGGCTGGTACACGCCGGAGTGGGCCGACAGTTGGTCCGGCCCGTTGCAGGTAGTGCCCAGCCCTACGATGGATGACACCGCCGCGCAGTACATCGTCGTGGACTCGACCGGCTACTGAGTTCGCGCACTTACGACCCACGCCACAACTACCGCAACTATCGCCAGGGGGTCGCCACGAGTCGCCAGAAAGATTGCTTTTAATACCGCAACGGTCATGTTCTATGAGCAACCGGGAATTCCCAAACAACCTCCCGGAGACATAGCTATGACCATCCAAGCACTGCGGCAGAAGAAGGCCGCGAAAGTTGCCGAACAGCGCGCGCTGATCGACAACGCCACCAAAGAGAATCGCAACCTCAACGCCGATGAGGCATCCAAGTTCGACGCGCTGAAGGCGGAAATCACCGACCTGGAAGCGGCCGAATCCCGCCAGCAGTTCGTTGACGATGCCGAACGCCGCGCTGCTGGCGTGACCGTCGTCACCGGCAACGGTGACACCCGCAATTCGCTGGAACAGCGTGTCAGCCTGCTGGCCGTGCTGCGTGCCGCCAGCGAAGGCCGCGCGCTGACCGGCGCGGAAGCCGAAATGCATGCCGAGTTGGAGCGCCGCAATGGTGCCCCGAAGCATGGCGGCATCCTGGTCCCGCTGTCGGCGTTTGAGACGCGCGCCAACACCGTGGCCGGCTCGCCGGAACTGGTCGGCACCGCGCATCGCGCTGACCTGTACATCGGCCCGCTGCGCAACTCGCTGCTGGTCCGCAAGCTGGGCGTGCGCACTCTGCCGGGCCTGACCGGCAACGTGTCCATCCCGAAGGCGGGCGCTGGCCTGTCCGTGGGCTGGGTGGCCGAAGGTCAGGCGCTGCCGGAATCGGACATGGACTTCGAGTCCGTGACGCTCTCGCCGCGTCACGTGGGTGGCATTTCCGAAATGTCCCGCCAGATGCTGCAACAGTCCTCGCCTGCTATCGAAGACATCGCCCGCGAACAGCTGTCGTTCGCCATCGCGGCTGCCGTGGATGCGGCGATCATTTCCGGCTCCGGCGTCGGCGCGATCCCCAAGGGCCTGACCGCCCGCACGGGTGCCAGCGGTGACGTGCAGACGGCCGACATGCCGACCACCTGGCAGGACGTGCTTGCCATCGAACAGCAGCTGGCAGCGGTCAACGTCACCCCGACCGGTTGGTACACGTCGCCGGGCGTGATGACCACGCTGCGCGGCACGCTGAAGGAAGCGGGCCTGCCGGGCTACATCGCCACGGGTGACAAGATCGGCGACCTGCCGGCGGCGTCCAGCAATGCGGTCGCTGGCGGCATCGCCATCCTGGGTGACTGGTCGCAGATTCTGCTGGGCCAGTGGGGCGATGCCGTGGAAATCCTGGTCAACCCGTTCGCGGAGTCTGCGTACCGCCGTGGCGGCGTCCTCATCCGGGCCTTCTCGACCGTCGATGTCGCGGTCAGGCACGAAGAAGCCTTCGTCATCGCTTCCTAACCGCCCGCAACGCTCACCCCGTCCTAGTGGCGGGGTGAGTCATTGGAGACGCCCCATGACCATTGAAAAACGCTACGCGCACGGCGCGAAGGTGGAAGGCCGGCAGCTTATTGGCGTGGCCGCTCCCTATTGCGCTGAAACCCGCATCAATGACTTTCGCGAAGTGATCGCAGCCGGTGCGTTCACTCGCACGCTGTCCGAACAGCGCGACATCCTGGCACTGGCCGATCATGACCCGACGCGCGTCCTGGGGCGCACCAAGTCCGGAACGCTGGCGCTGCGCGAGACGGCGCAGGGCCTGGAATACACCTTGACGCTGCCGGACACCAGCGTAGGCAACGACATCCGCGAACTGGCGCAGCGTGGCGACATCGGCGGCGTGTCGATGGGCTTCCGTGCGGTGCGCGACTCGTGGTCCGGCGACTTGCGCACGTTGCACGAAGTGGAGTTGCACGAAATCAGCATCGTGAGCGCCCACCCGGCTTATGCCGACACGACCGTGACCCTTCGCAGCTTGTGCCCCGAAGCACAGCGCTCCCTGTTGCACTACTGGCTGGAAACGGTGAGGTAATCATGAAAATTTTCGACATGCTGCGCGGCCGCTTTGAGACGCGCGCTGAAGACCCGTCGTGGAATGCACTGGCAAACGGCCCTGGCGGGAACACCACGGCCGGCGCTTACGTTGACACCAAAACCGCTGAATCCATTTCCACGGTTTTCGCCTGCGTGCAGGCATTGAGCGAATCCACCGCGTGCCTGCCGCTGCACACCTATAAGCGCAACGACGATGGCAGCCGGGAACGTGCGGACGGTCATTGGCTCTCCCGCGTTCTCGAAAGGCCGAATGACTACCAATCGGGCATGGAGCTTCGCGAATGCTTGACGGCCAGTGTTCTGTTGAACGGCAACGGCTACGCCCGGAAAGAGACCAACGGTGCCGGCGAAGTGGTGGCTCTGCACCCGATGCAGCCCAACCGCGTGTCCATCGTCAAGCTGGACAGCGGCCGCTACCGCTATGACTACACCGACGATGCGGGCGGCGTTGTGCGTCTGCTTTCCGATGAAGTGCTGCACCTGCGTGACCGTACCGAGCCGGGCAGCATTGTCGGCAAGAGCCGCATTGCCATTGCGCGTGAAACCCTGGGCCTGTCGCTGTCCCTGCGCACGCATGGTTCGGCCAGCTTCGGGCGTGGCGCACGTCCGGCGTCCGTTCTCTACAACGACAGCAAGCGCGACCTGACCACCGAAGAACTGCGCAGCCTGCGTGGACTTATGGACAACTACGCATCGCCGACCAACGCCGGCAAGACGCTCATCATGGGCGTTCGTGGTCTGAAGCTGGAAAGCGTGGGCCTGAGTAACGACGATGCACAGTGGCTGGAAGCAATGAACTTCAGCGTTACCGAAGTATGCCGCATGTTCCGCGTGGCTCCGATCATGATTGGCTCGCTGGAACAAGCGTCGTACAACAACGTCACTTCGCTGTCTGAGAACTTCGTCAAGTTCAGTTTGACGCGCTGGATTACGGTATGGGAATCCGCTATCTCGCAGCAGATGCTTGGCCCCATCGCACGCCAACGCTACTACGCCGAACACAACGTTGACGCTCTGCTGCGTGGCAATGCTGCTGATCGTGCTGGCGTCTACGCCAAGGCGTTGAACAACGAGCCGTGGATGGACGTTGACGAGGTTCGGCGGTTGGATGGACCGGCCAGGGTTCCGTAGACACTCAGTTGCCGCGTTGCGCGTAGCGCCGTTCGAACTCTACCGGTGACACCCCGCCAGCGGAACCGTGCCGGCGGATCGGGTTGTAGAACATCTC